AACTAATAACAATAACACTACATCACACAGACATCAGAAAGGAGGAGATTATGGTGATGGTAAATTTTAAACTATGAGAACAATAGAAGATACATTTAAAAATGCAGACTTCCTGCAGCCAAAAGTTTACAACAGATATAGACTTGGATTAAGAGAAGAAATAAAAGAAATGTTCATTAAGTCTTTTGAGTATTACGATAGAACAGTTGAGAAGTATGAGCATTTACCTGCTTATGATGAGATTATTGACTGGATGGTAGATACAAAAGGAAGAGGTTTGATGTTAATGGGAGAATGTGGATTAGGTAAATCAACTATCTTAAACTTTGTTATCCCTGCTATATTTAGGACAAGAACAAATAAGATATTAAGAAGCGTTCCTGCAAAAGAAGTAGGGGTAGTTGATAGAAACAAAGCACCATTCATTATTATTGATGACTTAGGAACTGAGAGTATTAAAAATGATTATGGTACTAAGATAGATGCAGTTGCTGATGCAATCTCTTATGCTGAGGACAGTTCTAAAACATTACTAATCACTACAAATTTAACACCAAAAGCACTTAAAGAAAGATATGATGAAAGGACTTTAGATAGGTTGAGAAAGTGTAAGGTGGTGATTATCAAGGGGAAAAGTTTTAGAAACTAATTTGTATAAAATTGAAATATTTTTATATATTTGCATTATGAAAACATTTATGATAATTTGGGGAGTGGCTATAATTGCTTGTGTGCTAGAAGCATATTACTGCTCTGTTACAATAGAAGATTAGAAGTGGCAAAGAAAAGAAAATTAAATAGTAAAAATCCTAAGTACAAAAAGGATAATGAAGAAAAATTAGTTGTACTTAAAAAAGTTCCATTTATCGGTAAAGCAAAAGGTTATGGAGTTTGGTATAAAAATAAAAATTAATGAATAGTGTAACTATTGGTGTTTTAATGATTGTTGGTGTTGTGATTTTATATATATTTGCTTTATGCTATGTTGAGCGTAAGATAGCAAGACAAGAGAATGAGAGTTTAGAAAGAAATATAGATAAATTAGATGACAAAGCACAATAAATATTATCACGATAAAGGAAGGAATGGGTGGACTCCAACTGCTACTTGGCAAGATGAAGTGGTAGATGATAAAGATAATAAATGGATTGGTGATAAAATAGATTATAGTAAAGACAAAACTCCAAACTATTACATTGGTAGAGTTTATGGATATGAGGCTAGGAAAGTTGTAGAGGATTTTGATTTATCCTATAATATCGGTACTGCCTGTACATATCTCCTGAGGGCAAAGCGTAAGCACGACACAAGTATTGATTGCATACAGAAGGCTATCAATCACTTAGAGTTTGAGTTAGATAAAATTAAAAATGAAAAAACCAATATTTAGAGTGTTTGTATCTTATGAGATAAAAAATAAAAAATCCGTAACTAGGAAGGTAATTACAGGCACACTAGATACATTTGTTCTTACATCTGATATAAATGAAATAAAGAATGACCAAGAGTTAATAGATAGAATTTGTTATATAAATAAAAAGAATCCAAACAAAGTAGATGTTACAATTACAAGTGTTGAGATTGAAAATCAATATGGTGAAACTACTGATAGGTTTGAAGATGAATACTAGATTATGCCAAAGATTAGAAAGATAAGAATAGAAGATAGAAAAGACAGTAGAGGTGGTGGTTACTCCAGAAGAAAGTTTACTGTTGCTGAGGCAGATGCTATCAGAGAAGAATACACTAATGCTACAGAGAAGATAACTATCTCATCTCTTGCTAGGAAGTATAGCGTATCACAACCTTTAATGTACCAACTAATAAAGGGTACTACCTATACTGATAAGGGGATAGGGGGTAAGCATAGGGGGCATAAGGGGGCATAGGGGGTATGGCTATGAAGAAAGAAGCATTAGTCCAATCCTCATTCTGTACCTATATAAAATACACCTACCCTAATGTAAGATACTGCGCCTCACTAGGTGGTATAAGAACATCCATGAAACAAGCAATACTAGCCAAAAAGACTGGCTATGTTAAAGGCTTTCCTGATATGCAAATATGTAAAGTCAATAGTGAGTATGCAGGACTATTCCTAGAGATTAAAGCAGATAAGACTTGCTACCCATCTAAAGAACAAAAGCAATGGGTTGCTGACCTTAATGAAGCAGGTTACTATGCTAAGGTAGTTAAAGGACTTGAAGAATGTATGGATGTCCTTGACTGGTATATGAAAATAAAATAATTTTCTAAAAAAACTTTTCTTAAAACTGTTTCTGTTTTGAAACTGCTCGGTGAAACTGCTGTGAAACTGCCCTGAAACTGCCCTGAAACTGCTAGGTATATTGGCTAGGAGATTTTGAGTGAGATTTTATTTTTGTTTCTTCTTTTCTAATTTTCGCACCTACTTTTTACAAAATTAAATTGTTAATAACTTTATTTTAAAATATTAGTATAATTAAAATATTTTGTTATTCGCATACGCGTTCTATCTATTGCAAATTTTTAACCTCTAAAATTGAGCAGCACCAACCAACCAACAAAAGCACCATAAAAAACAACTTTTACAGCAGCACCACCAAAAAAAGAGGCAAAAAAGCACCATAAAAAAAACACTATTTAAAAAAAACTTTAAAAAAAAGCCGTTTTACTAGAGTAAAATAAATAATAAACTTTTTACACATTTTTCTTTTATTTGTTAAAAAGTAGTATATTTGCATATATTAATTTTAAAAAAAACAAAATGACCGAAAAACTAATACACACGTAAAATATGGATAAAGTAAGAGAAGGCTATGTTATCTGGCTTTATGAATGTAAAACCAGTGAAGGCGTTGTTTACTATGAAGGAGCGTCTAATCATTACGCAGGTGGGAGAACATATTTTGAAAATAAAAAAGAATTAATAAATTTCTATAACGATTGGCTTTTAGAATTAGGATACAAAACAATAAACTAAATAAAAAACATAAAACTATGAACACAAAAACAAAAAACACACTAGCAAGTAAAATTTTAGATATTGTATATGTAAGCGGGTTTCTTACTCTGTTTACTTTTACAGTAATTCAAATTATTAACGCTTAAAAATTAAAATTATGAATAATTACAAAATCACAAATTTAAGAACTAACAAAGATTATTTTTTAAATGATGAAGAAACAACAAACTTTTTTAAGAAAAACAAAGTACAAAATTATAATATTGTAAACTTAACAGAATTAAAAAGAATAAGAGCAAATAAAATTTTTGATGCTGTTTCTATTGTTTGCTTCTTTGCTGCTACTGTATTAACTACAATTTTAATAATAGAGAATTATTACTAATCAATTAAACACTTTAAAAAATGGATAAATATATTTCAGAAGATCCTAACAACCCTATTAATTACAACGGAAAAGAAAGATATTGTGAGGTTTGCGATGTTGAAGAGTCAAGAACATATTTTGTTGAATATACAAATATATGCGAATCTTGTTACGATGAAATAAAAAAAGAAGATCAGGAACGTATAAAAATAGCATATAATAAAACAAACTTTAATATTAACACAAAACTATAAAAAATGAATTTACTTACACAAAATGCAAAGATGAAAAAAACATCTAAAGAAAATAAAGCAAAAATATTTAATTTTTCAATTCCAGCATACAAAACTAAAAGCGGAAAAGTAACGTGTCCATTCGCGGACTCATGCGTTAAATATTGCTATGCACAAAAAGGAAATTATACACGCTTTCCAAAGATCCAGGAACTAATGGAAGAAAAGTATAAGATAAGCAAAACAGACACTTTCATTCCTTTAATGAATGAGGAAATAAGAAAAAAGAAAGCAACGCATATAAGGATACATGATAGCGGCGATTTTTACAGTCCTCAATATTTACAAAAGTGGATTGATATAGCAACACAAAATACAGATGTAATATTTTACGCTTATACTAAAAGTATAAAGTTTTTTATTAATGGGTTAAAACTTCCAAAGAATTTGAAAATTATATTTTCTGAAGGTTCAAAAACTGACAATTTAATTAATACTTCTAAGCATAGACACGCAAGAATATTTAAAAGTAAGGAACTATTACAGGCTGCAGGATATACAGACGCATCTAATAATGATTTAAAAGCCATTACAGACAATAAAAGAGTCGGCTTAGTATATCACTAATAAAAACAATTATAAACTATTAAAAACTAAACTATGGCAAAAGGTCAACTCCCCTTAACTAACTGGTCAGACTTTCAACTAACTATATTATTAATTCTAGCGGTCTTATTTGGCGGCTGTTAACAAAACATTAAACAAATGAATATAACAAAAACAAACACATTACAACCATCTGAAGCGCTTTTTTTAGAATGGATAAACGATTTTATAACTATTAAAAAATTTGCAGAATATCACGCAACAACAGAAAAAAAGATGCACAAAATATTGATATTAAGTAGGGATATTATAATACAAAAAGAAAATAAACAATTTAAAACAATAAACAAATGAACATTACAACAGATAAAGCAAAGGAACTTATTAAACAGACAAACGGGCGTATTTTTTCTAGTACCTTTATAAAAAAAGATAATACTATCAGAACTTTAACGGCTAGACTAGGCAAAAGATACAAAAGTAAGACTGGAAGAAATGCACCATATAAGGCTAAAGAATTTAATCTTTTACCAGTCTATGACATGCAAATAAAAGAGTTTAGAATGTTAAATTTTAATACTCTTTTAACTCTTACAATTAATAAAAACAAATATAAAATTATATAATTATGAAAGAAGAAACAAAAAAAGAATTATTCAATACCCTTTATGATTTAGAGATATTTTTTGAATATGACAAAACGAAAGAAGGAAAAAGAGTTGGCGAACTAATAAACAAATTGCAAAAGGAATTATTAAAACATAATAAATAAAAGCAATTAAATACAATATATTAAAGCACCTTTCACGAGGTGTTTTTTTATGCTCTAATGCAATCAAATAGATAAGCAATAGTAACACACTACAAACACATTAAAATGCTTTAAATACGTTTATATTCTTAGTTATTTTTTAATAAGTGTTTATTAAATTAGGTTGTAATTGTTTTGTATGGTTGGCAAATTTTCTTTTTATAAGCAACTTTACACTAAAAAAAGATACATTTTATTAATATAACTAACTATTTATCAATATATTACAAACTTTTACCAGTTTTTAGTTTGATTTGGCTTAATTCCTCAAGATTTTTATTAAAATATTGTTAATAAAGGTTAAATAAAAGGTTCTGTATTTGGATTCCGTAAACCACTATATATA